CATTACCATCTCCGCTTTTTTGTTTTGTCCAACTTCTCCATGAACCTTTGTACTCTACCCTCTGCATCATATGTGGCGTGTTTATGTTTGCGGGTGATTTCATTGTACGGACGGCAGGCTAGCAGATATCGGAGTGCGTCTACTGCATGGTCTTCGTCGTCGGTGTCTACGTCTTCAACTTTGGTTTTGTCGTGGCGCATCGCGGGCAGGGTGCGGAGCAGATGCTCGCAAGTAGAGAAAATTTTTAATTTTGGCTCATCGTTGATAACGCCTGGTTGTAGGTAGCGGTGGACGTTTTGCCATCCTGAGATACGGGCGTTTTTGGCTCGGCTGGTGGAGACTCCTAGTGAGTTGTATACGCCTGCGACGGTTTGTCCTAAGCCTTGGACGTTGCTGTATGTGGATGGGTCGATGACGGTGGCGGTGATGCGTTCGTTTTTGCCGTCGCTGGTTTTGGACATTTCTTTGATTTGCATGGCTTGTTGTGCTGCTGTCAGGTTTTTTTGGTATGCCTCTCGGTAGACGTAGCAGGTTCCGTCGGCTGGATCCCAGGCTCCCCATAGGCAGCAGTAGGGGTTTGCTGTTCCAAAGTCGATTCCTCGGTAGCGTGGCCATTCTGCTGGGATTTCAAATGGTGGTATGACGTGGGTTTCTCTGTTGAATTCGGAGAAGTATTGCCCGGTGAAGGTGTCCCAGTCGCCTAACAGTTTTTGTTTGCGTTCTGTTTCGGGGAGCATGGATAGGTGTTTGCGGTATGTGGGGTCAATGTGGGGGTTGTCGTCCACGGTTGACGGTACGAACGCGACGATGAGGTGGTCGGTGGGGTCGTGGGGGATTTCTAGTTTGTCAATCTCTGCTGGGTCGTCGGGGAGTTCGACTCGGCGTACTACTTCAGGATTCTCAAATCCGTCGCGCACATCGTAAACAACAGCGTATTTGCCGTGCTGGGTGGGTTGTACCAGCATTTTGTATAGGAATGTGTGTCCACGGTCGCCAGGGTTCGTTGCGAACATAACGTGGGTTCTTACGCCTAGCGCAGTCATTTTTCGGCTGGTTCGGAGTCGGCCCGACATCATAAGCATTTGGTAGGGGGTGAACTGGGTTGCTTCGTCGAAACCGATGAAGTCGTACTCGGCAGACATATATTGTCCGACATCTTCGTCGCGGGCGCAGAATCCGTATTCGATGATTGATCCGTTGCCGTACCACCAGGCTTTGACGTTGTCAATGGATCGTAGGGCTGCATCTACGTTTAGTTGGGCGTATCGGACTTGGGATCGGATGATGAGTGATCGTCGTAGCTCGGGGAGTGCAGTTCGCACTAGGAGTGTGCGGTGACCGGGGTATTTGGCTGATAGTTCGTGGGCGTGGTAGGCGAGCAGTTCGGATTTGCCACCACCAGCTGCGCCACCGTACAACAACCAGTCAACCTTCTTGACGAGGGCGTGGGCTTTCTCCTGGCGTTTGTTACCTGTCAGTTTCCATGCTTGTAGGTCAATCTCAAGCAGTCGAAGGTATTCGTCTTGTTCTGCCCCAGTAAGTTGACCAAACTCGTCGTCTGACAGGAAGTTCATAGTTCGCTCATGGTGCGGCCCGCAAACCGCTTGTTAGCGACTGGCAGGTTGTTTGCCACGATTCCGATCTTGTTGCTTGGTGCGACGACGGCAAGTAGGTCATTGTCTGACTGGTCAAAGTATCCCGCTGCTTCTAATGCTTCTTTGGTAGGGAAGACATCAGCGTGTCGATCTACTTCCCGATCAATGAGGTGGTCTTGTTTGCCACCAAATGAGTACACCACACGGAAATTTGGTAATCCTTGAAATTCAGATTCTTCTTTAACCATTTCTACTTCTTTAGTGTACGCGTAGAAAAGAATGTCTTTGTGAGTGTATGCAATAACAAGCCATGCACTCAAGTATCCGAAATCAAAGAAATCACCCGCATCATGGATTCGGATGGCTCGACCACCAGTAGTGACCCATTTATGCAACCATCGGTCAGACTCGTCATGTGGGAGATCATGTGGTTTGCCCGTGGGTCGGAAACGCTTATGTTCTAACTCCGAAACCATTTCGCACCACCAACTGTCATTACCTAACACATACTCAAGGTTTTGTAGGTGGCGACGGCGCACGTTAGAGAACAGGTATGTTCCCATTTTGGCGTAGCAAACACGGCCACAAGCACCAGCATTAGGGCAAGTGTTGAACCAGGAGCCGTCCGTAAGCTTGAGAGTATGCGCTGGGAGCGTCCAGTTCCACACGCCGACTTTGCGTAACTCGCTGTTCTGTGTCAATAAACGGTCAGGTTTAGTTGTCATACGCATTTCTCCTTGAATGATAGATGAACGCGCCAGCAACTAATGCAACAGCAGTCTTAGCGATGACTTGACCTTGCCAGTATTGTGTCGATCCAAACGCAATTTGAAGAAATATCAAACTGTCAATGATTCCACCAATAAACCCTGATGCGACAACAGCGAGAACTAAACGCTTTTTTTGTAGTGGTGTATAAACAATGAGGTCTGCTAGTTCTCCTAAAGCGAAAGCTACAACTGAGGCAGTTGCTAATGCGGGGCTGGCAACGATGAAAGATAGAAGTGTTCCGATTCCAATAGCGAAGAAGGCCGTTTTGGTTCCTGCCGTGCGTTGAATAAGGTCACGGGCAAATAATGCGATACCGATCATCAATGTTCCTGATGGTGCGTCATATCCGAATCCGACCGGGATGGTGTGCGGGCCGCCAGGGAACGATTGTGTACCAATATGGTCAATCATCCAGTTTGCTAACGGAATACTTGCCGCATATGCGATGAATGCCGCAACAGTTTTCTTATTCATGGTTCTCCTAGTTGTATGCAAATTCAAGCTGTACTGGTGACGACCCGATCTTTGCTGTCGTTTTATCAGCCCACATAGTAGCCCATTTGCGACAATGGTGGCATCGGGGAGAAACATGGGGTACGCCGCACAAATTGCGATCTTCTCGACGAGCTGTGAAAGACCAGGCCATACTGTCCGATGATGCTAGAAAGTCTCCTATTGCAGGAAGTCCATCCGATTTAACACCAAAGCCGTGCATTTTAAGTCCGTCGTCAAATAGTTCTCTGACAATACGTTGAACTGGGCGTAGTGATGCTCGACGGCAAAATGTCCCCATACCTACTAAAGGTTCGGCAGATAGATCAATGCCATGTTCGGCGTATAGGTCACGGTGACGGAAGTAGTCGTCAGGTTCCCATCCTTGTAGCACCGGGATGATAGGTAGATCGGGTGCTAGGTCACGGAGCAGTTGAAAGTTTTGGACTGTCAATAGCTGATGTTTAGGGACAGTAAAACCAGTTTTTTTTAAAACTTGAGGTTCGCACATCCAATCTTGGGGGGCGGTCCAATTTAGGTGGCCTATTTCGCTGATGTAGCGTCGAATCTGATGAATGTACTGTGCGGGTGTTGTGACCCATGTGCCGTACATATTTAGTTCGGTGAACCCGCCCGAATCAAGAGCCCAGGGTTTATCTGCTGGTTTGAAGCTCTTATATCTGCTAAGCGCACGATTAGATATAAATAATGGATATTTGATTGGTTCTTTCCATAACCACGAAGGGTGGTCTGTCCCCACATAAAAGATCATCCGCTTTGGCCGTCCCCTATTGCTCGCAAGCCTGCTTCGACACGAGCTTTCGCTTCTGATCTTAGCTCCTCTAAGCGTGATAAACGGTCTTCAGGGTTCCCGGTGCGGTTCTCGTTGATCGTTGTTGCCTGGCCTGACTCCAACCTGAGGATGTCATACCAAATTTTTGCCACCTTTGTAGCTTCTTCGGCTGACTTAATCTCCCATTCGTTGCTGACTAGGCGTAAACCGAGGTCAACGATGATGGATTGAGCCAATTTGGGGAGTATTTCCCGACTAGCGACCCCTGAAGCGAGCAGATCTTGCCCCAAAACCTTCAATTGTTCGGCTGACTTGCGTCGTTCTTCTTTTTCCAACACCTTTTTGACCCGAACTTCTTCAATGTCGGCTGCACGGGACGCTCTTTTGGCTTGTTGAGCCTCGCCTTTAGAAATAATCACCACTTCATTTAAGTCATCCACCACTTTGGTGGGCTTCGACTGGGTGGGACGGCGACCTTTGATACCTTCAATGATGTCATCTGCGTCATCAAACGCTTTACGCATCGTCATATAAGGTCTTTGCCCGATGTCAGGTCGTGAAGGGTGGCCCAAATCTGCATTGCGAGCGAACCAACCGACTGCGTAGCGACCATTTCGCCTGCTGTCAACGAATTCACGTCATAAGAACGCTCCGCAAGCTCGACAATGTGCGCTGCCGCACAGAAAGCTGCCTTACACATATCAGGAGT